AATGAACCAATCGTCAAAGGAAAGGGAGAGGTAGTCATAACAGAAGCACTAACCAACGTTGTTCATGAAAGGATTAATGTAAAGAGTAGGAGAATAGAATTTTTATCAGATAGAATCATTAGAATAGATCCCAAGAACGATCTAAGAGGCGGCACTGATTATTTTGTTACAATGTCGGAAGGATCATTCTTAGATATGGCAGACAACCAGTTCGCTGGTATAGGAAGAACAGATACTTATAACTTTACCACTAAGGGAGTTTCTGGAATAGGAAGTGAAGCAGTTGGTATTGTTACCACTTTGATTCCATACAGGCCTGGGATTGGATATACGTCAGGGGACAATGGACAAGTTGGTGCATGTACATTCGATTTAGTTTTAACTCCAGCTGGATCTATCGCTGGAATCAATAATATAAATTGCCAAGATAAACATAAAGTCATACCAGAAGTTACAATAAATACCAGATCTGGAATAGGAGCAGAGTTACTTCCTGTTATATCCTATAGCCCTGACTTTGTTTCTGATAGTGGAACTGCTCCAAATGTTGATGGTGGATTCGGTGGTGGTAGGACAGGAATACCTACACCAGATGCTGCTAGAGCTGGTGGAAATCTCTACATTAAAGTTATAGATTGTGTATATGGTTTAGGTAAGACACAAGTTGGTTGGGTTAATGGTAATCCCTACTATGGTGACTTCCACGTTCACCCATCAACAGGTGTTAGAATGGTAGGAAAAGTTCATATAAATGAACCTCATGCTGTAATATATAACACGAAGGAAGAGAGTCTAGGGCAACCAGCGCCAGTGACCTATACTCAACCCAGAACAACCAGTACTCAGACCCCACAATCCGATGTTTCCGACTCCACTGATGCAAGTACAACTGACACAAGTAATACTGCTTCAACTACAACAACTCCACAAACAACTACGACACCAACGGAGACAACTACACCAGCTCCAGAACAACCTCAACAACAAACTCCTCCACCAACTCCACCAAGCACTCCTCCTCCTTCTACTCCTCCTTCTGGTGGCGGCGGGTCTGGCGGATCGGGTGGCGGAGGCTACGGAGGTGGATACTAAATGAGTGATAATATAGACAAACAAACGCCGAAAACTAAAGAATACTATGCAAACTATCCAGGCTTTAGAATTACTTCTGGGATAAAAATTCCTGATGGAGATTTGAAAGGTAAATACACTGATTTCTCAGTAATGACTGACGAGATTCAAGGTATCGCCTTTTATAAAGATGGATTACAGAAGTTAGTTACAAATGGAACATCCTATGAAACTGTAGGAATGAAGGTGGATGAAGGAGATTTTGCAAAAATAATCTCCGCTCCAAATGGTAACATTCTAATTGAAGCAAAATCGGGAGACATTGAGATAAGAGCAAGAAATATAAGACTTCATGCCACCAATGATCCTGATGGTGAAATGACCATAAAGGCAACTAAACACATTTATACTAAGGCTCCTATCATTGATATTGATGGTAATCTTACAAATGTCTTAGGAAAGAAAACATTGAGTATGGGTGGTAACTTTGTAGATGAATCTGGAGGTGTGGAACTTTCATCTGGAACTCAAACAGATTCAAAACAAGGTGGTTTCTTGGGAATGGTTCTTTCGTTCACCAGTAGATTCAAAGATTTCTTAGGTTAAATGGCACATACTTGTTCTATAATTAATGTTGGTGATAAAGTTGTTGTAGGAGCGTTAGATACGTCTTTCCTACCAGGCGTGCCAAAAGTATTTCCAGGCACAGTTTCTGCTAACGGACCATGTTTCTTCGGATTAGTTCCTAATATTGGAATACCACAGGCTGCGGTCATGATTGGACCTCCTATGAATATTCCAGCACCAACTTCTTTACAGGTTGATGGAATTACTATTTTTAGGACAGGTATAACCAACTTCTTTACACTCAATAATTACTTTGCCTTATGTACCAAGTTTGCCCCTACAATTAGGAACTCCACAAGTATAACAAATGGTGTCTCCACTAACAATGGACTCACTATCATGAATGGTACATGTACAATCAACGCCAGTTTAAATGTATCTGCTGTTGTGACCATAGGTGGATCGCTAACTGTTGGTGGTGGAATAAAATGCCCCACTATTGCTGCAGGCTTTGGTAAGTTTGGTAGTGTTGCTGCACCATTTAAGTTCTTTGACATACCACACCCAAGTAAAGAGTTCCCACACAGGTTGAGATACTCTTGTCTGGAAGGACCTGAAATAGGTGTGTATGTAAGAGGAGAGTTAAGGGGAACTAATGAGATAGAACTTCCTGATTATTGGAAAGATCTTGTGGATGACAGGACTATTACAGTTCAGTTAACACCTATTGGATCTCATCAAAATTTGTGTTATTCTATTGCCAGATCGAGAGATAAAATTACTATATTAGTAAACCCACATGGTTTCAATACACATACGATTCGTTGCAGTTACATAGTATATGCTGAACGTAAAGATGTGAAAAAACTGGTAACAGAGTATGAAGGAGCTGTCGAATAATGACCTCTGATCCAAAATTAATCGCTAAAAGATTAAGAGAACAAAGAAAACAAGTAAAAGATGAGACAGTGGTTCTTAATGAACAACTGGCTCTAGTTGATGTAGTCATTGACGAGTATGATGATCTTATTATTAAATTAGATAATAAGATACCACCACTGATTGCACCTATCAATGCTCAAATCAATGCTGTACAACAGGCATATCTTAATAGAATATCTCATGGATGTAGAAGTGATTTAGCATGGGTGCAAGTAGGAACAACAGAGCTAGATGATGATGAAGCAGTAGTATATGAAGTCCAAAAAGACCCAGCTACATTTAGATTTCTAGGATACTATGGCCCAAAATATTACAAATACCCAAAGAATAGAGAGTATGGGTCTAATGTAGTAGAGACTATCAATGACGCAGATGCAAATGTGGGTAGTAAAATTTTACCTATATTTGATGCTGATGCAGAAACTCTAACTGGATTCACTACAGGTAGACTTTCTGGTATCAAGACAGGAGATTTTATAACAGACTCATTATCATATCCTTACATATTTCAAGCAGGAGCTGGAACATCTATAACTGGTTTTGGAATTACTAACTACGCCAAATACAATTATGCGGTAAGTGGATTTTGCACATCAGGTGATAATAAAATATATGGAGATAAAAAGATAGGGTTTATAACTGATTTTAGTATTGGAGATGAAGTTTATGGTGCCCCAGATAGAAGTGGTGCTGGGATCGTACCTAACGGAACCACTATCACAGGGTTTGGAACTGCGGTTGGTATCGTAACTTTCGTGAACGACGCTGGTATTACCACAGGTGTAGCAGTAACTCTAGATTTTGCAACTCTAAGTAATGCAATCACCAACAATATCAGTAAAGATATAGGAACATCATTCTATGTTGGAGTCGTATCATCATACTATTACGCAGACCTAAGTGCTGCTCCCAATGCTACAGGTATTAGTAGTTCTTTTATTATTATCAGGCCTGGCGATCTAACAGATATAGAGTTTGAATCTACTAAAAATCCAATAGACCCAGTAGAGATAGGTATAGCGAGGGATGCAAATATAGGAAAAGGACATAGATTGGAACTGATCAACAATGGAGATCCAGACATTACTGCACAGTGGAGAGAAATTATTGAAGATCCAGAACCAGCAGTAGGTGCTGGTAGGGTAGAATATTATGTGGGTTCATTCAACTGGCCACTTATAGTCAATAGAGATGATGATGGGGATGTAGATGAGAACTACGCATCTTTAGGACAGAGAGTTATTGTAGGTGTGGGTGCAACTTCTGGTGCTGGTATAGGATATGCGAACGTGCCTCCTAGTGGATCTATTCCAGGCGATTGTGGTACTTATGATACTGCAATCATTGATGCAGAAACTGAACTGCAAAATCTTATTATTGCAAGTACACCCAAAATAAATCACTATATAAATGGAGCAGATTCGTTGCGACAACTAAGAGATGATGACGAAACGAAAGCATGGGGATACCTACAAGCGATAGGATTCAACAATGCAAAATCTAAGAGACAACTATCTCAAGCAGAAACCATAGAGGACTTTAATTGGCCTGACGTTGGAATTACAACATGATACCAGAACATTTCTACCCATTTTGGACTGTTTATGATAGTCTAGGACAGAAGTATTGCGATTGCAGCCACGAGGAGTATGCAATCAGAACTTTAGAATTACATGAGGGTGAGGGGTTTACTTACAGGAGGATAGATGCTCCTAAACCGCTGCCACCACACATTGTAGATGTAACAGCAACAACTGAAAGTCAATTGCCTGGGCAACAGGGATTACCTTCAGCAGTTGAGAGATTACACAATGATATCAGAAAGAGTTTGAGGAAACCTTTTGACCCTCTACCCGAAAGTGAATTGAAAAGTATCCCACATGATTTACATTGATTGCCGACAAGAATTTTTAGATTGGTCTAAGTATGACTTATCGAAAGACGAGATATATGTTGTAGATTACATCTTTCCGCCTTGGTTTGTTCACCATGTTCATGATATGGTGATGACAGGATACAACTGGTTCTGGGGACACACCAGCGGATATGCTGAAGATGGTAGAGATGTGGGTGCAGATCCTACATGGGAAGAGGCGCCAGCCTTAAAACAACAAATATTTCCTCCAGACAGGAGTGACATTGCACAGGATAGTGCCTTCAAAATGATCTACAGTGCTGTTATGAATACTCTACCATTTGAAGTAGAACTAGGAGAGATAATGATAAACGGACAACAGTGGATACATAACACAACTCCACATCAAGATTGTATATGTGACAACGGTATCAGTTTCTGTTATTATGTAAACAAAGAATGGAATCCAGAGTGGGGTGGACAGTTGATGTATAAGTTAAATGATAAGTGGGAAGGAGTAGACCCTGCTCCAGGCAGAGTTGTATTTTTTAAGGGAAATATATGGCATCATGGTATGCCACCAAATGAAAAGTATCGTGGATTAAGATCTAGTCTGGTATATAAAACAATGAGAAAAGTACCTCTACCTTCAAAATGAAAAAAGAAATCTTTGGAATACCTATCTTTGAAGATAAGGTTGACGTAACTAAATTTGATATCATTCCTCAAGCTCCACTAGAACCAACATGGGATTCTGGTGTTCCTTCTACTTTCTCATCACAAAAACAAGAACTGATTCCAGAGGACATATGGAGATATCTATCTGAAGTTATAGAAAGGAACTTGTACCCAGCAAACTTGATGGGAAAGAACGCAAGGTTCGGGCATATATGGAAAAATGTCTATGAAAAACATCACTATCAGGATGCTCACATACACCCTAAAAGTCAGTGGAGTTTTGTAATTTATGTTGATGTAACATCAAGGACAGCCTTCTTTAATCCTTCAATACATAATATACAGAATCATATAGGTTGCACAAATCCTTATTTTCCGTTAGACTATAAGCCTAACCTTGAGCCTGGGAGTATCATTATATTCCCATCATTCCTCATGCACATGGTTAATTCAGGCAATGAGGGATCTACAATATCTGGAAACCTTTACATGGAATACTCGTGACTGACACAAAGAAAAACAGAATGACAAAGGAGGAGTACCTCCAGAAATGCGAGGAAGTAGAAGATACTGCCTACGCTGAAAAAGGGCATCCACAGAGTTTTGGAAACAATCTATTACTCCAAAACATTGATGCCTTCGGTAAAGAGATTGCAAAATTGAGTACTAAAGTAAGAGCCCTTGAGAGATCTGCTAATGATGCAGAACTTAGAATCGTTGGACTCGAGCATGAAATCGCACTATTATCAGAGGAGATTGAAAATGGTAAAACGCACACACACGATTGAGAAAAAAAATCCACAACATAATCAGATATGGGAGTGGGAGGAGACTCCAGAGTTAGCGGCATATATTGCTAAACAAACTGGTAAACAGGTGTTACAGGATGGTCCTAAAGTACCCGAATCTTAAAGATCATATATTTGAGTATGATTTGTTATCTCATCAGGAATGTGATGAGATAGTTTCTCATTTGGATTCTCGTGAATGGGATGACTTCATGTGGTATCAGGGCTCAACTGATGAACATGTTGATCTTGATAAAGATTCAAAGATGAAGTCAACTGTAAATTGCCCAGAGGCGGCATCCATGATACAACCACATATAAATGAGGAGTTGCATTATGCCTTCCATGAAAAATATAATTATTATAGTGTTGGATCAGGGGGCGGTGGTTCATTCTGGGAAGCTAGCTCTGGTATAAAATTCAATAAGTATGCTGTTGGCGATTATCTTAGTCCTCACTACGATCACATTCATTCTCTCTTTCAAGGACAATTTAGAGGAATACCTGTCACAAGTGTGGTAGGTGTATTGAATGATGACTTTGAAGGCGGTGATTTTATATTTTGGGAAGAACACACTGTCAATATAAAGAAGGGAAGTGTGTTAGTATTTCCAGCACTG